ATCATTTAAAGATAATCCTTTCGCGGATCAAGGTGCTCGTAACCTTATAATAGTGCTTGAAGAGGTAGGTCTTTTCAATCTACTTAAACAGGTGTATCACAATACTAAAGATAACCTTATGTCCGGTGATGAGAAAACTGGTATGTTATGGATGATGGGTACTGGTGGTGATATGGATGGAGGTACACTAGATTCTCAAGATATGTTCTATTCTCCAGAAGAGTATAACATATTTTATTATGATGATGTGTTCGAACATGCGGGTAAGATAGCATATTTTATACCTGCGTACGAATCCCTTAATAATTACAAGGACTCTAATTACGTTACTAAGGTTGAGGAAGCTAAAAACTATTTAATGTCGCAACGGGCGATAATATCTAAAAACCCTGAGACTCTCTCTAAGCATATACAATATCGCCCTTTAGTTCCGTCAGAGATGTTCTTATCTAAATCAGCTTCTATATTCCCTGCTGCAGAAATTCAAAATAGGTTAACAGAGATCCAGAATTATAAGCTGTTAGAGTATTCACAAAAGAAAGTAGATTTATTCTTCGATCCTAACTCTGATACTGGTGTGTCATACCGTATTAATAATGATATTGCGATAGATAAGTTTCCTTGGAACTCTGATAATATTGAAGGAACTGTAGTAATATATGAGATGCCTCAATACATAGATAATAAGATACAAAAGGATTCTTATATTATAGGATATGATGCTTTCAAAGCTAACTCTAATTCTGGCGAATCTTTAGCTGCTGTATATGTTATGAAGACTAATAAGTATTTTAGTCAGATAGGATATTCTGAAATAGTAGCTTCTTTTATTGGTAGGCCTTATTATGGTATAGATGAAGTAAATGAGATCATATATAAGTTATCTCTATTCTATGGTAATGCTAAAATATTCTTCGAGAACACTGCTGGTAACACTAAAGATTATTTTGAGAAAATTAAAAGATTAGATCTGCTAGCTCTTCAACCAACTTATGTTCTTAATAAGAAAGCATCTTACAACACTAATCCGTCACTAGTTTATGGGTATCCAATGTCTAATGATAAGGTTAAATGGGAAGCCATAAAGTATCTTAAATCGTGGGTATTTGAAATCAGAGAGAATAATAATGATAAGATTAAACGAAATTTAGATTTTATTACTGATAGATATTTACTACAGCAATTAAAATCTTTTAATATGAAAGGAAACTTTGACGCAGTTATGGCTCTAGTAGGTTGTATAATAGGGTTAAATGAACTTTCTTTTTACACAAAGTCCGAAGTAGAAGTTGACAGACTATCTCAACTGGATAAAGATATACAAAAATTTATAACTAACAATGAAAGATTTTTTAAGACAAAGACTAAGTTATAAAGATAAAATTAAAGATGATTATGCTTGGGCTAAGAAGGTAATAGATTCTATACTTGTTGATACTTCTTCTAATATAGCTGTTACGAATGTTTCGGATTATAACAGAATGCTTGCTAATTATCAGTTTTATAATAATATTATTAACCAAAAAGATTTTGAAGCTGAGTGCAATCCGTTAGGATTAGATGTTACTGTTGGTGATGAAGTTAAACCTTACAATAAAACACCTAATAAGATTAATGTTCTTTTAACTGAAGAATCTAATCGACCTTTTGAGCTTAAAGCTCTTCTTATCAATGATGAAGGTATCAGATCTAAACTAGCGTATAAAGATTCTCTTCTTAAACAGTTTGTACTTTCCTCCTTACAAGAGTCTATTAATAAGGTTAATGAAGCTTTTCCTAAAGAGCTAATTGATCAAACAGAACCTGTAATGGATCCTTCTGAAATATCTAAGTATATGTCTACTAAGTATCTATCCCAAAAAGAGATACTAGCTAACAAAATACTTAACCATTATAAGAGGTTACTAGATATCCCATCTATTAAGAATGAGACATTTAAGCACGCTCTCTTAACTGCGTACGAAATCGCTTATGTTTACGAGGATAATAATATTCCTAAAATTAAACCTATTAATCCTCTAGGATTTATCCATATTAAATCTACCGAAACTAAATATATTCAAGATGGTATTGCTGCAGGATCTAAAACTTATATGCCCATATCTCAAGTGGTAGATGAGTACCAAGAAGATTTATCTGAAGAAGATCTGAAAAGATTAGAAGATAAGAATATATTTATGGGTAGTGGTCCTAAGAATTATATGGAATATGATCACGTATCATTCTCATCTTATTATAATACTCCGCTAGACGGGCAATACTTTAGACGTAATAATCACGACTCTATAGTAGTGCAGCATGTAGAATGGAAATCTCTTAAAAAGGTAGGATTTCTAACTTATATAAATGAGTATGGTGATGAGGAAATTGAAATGGTATCTGAAGATTTCGTAGTTCCTAAGAATGCAGTTAAGCGTAACATAGATCAAGGATATGGTAAAAAACTTGTGTACTACTTCTGGGAAGAGAATGATATGATATACTCTTTAAGATGGTCATGGGTTCAAGAAGTATGGGAAGGAACTAGAATAGGTGATAATATCTACACTCGTATTGGCCCTAAAAAGCAGCAGTTTAGATCTATGGATGATCCTTACATAGTTAGATTAGGCTATCACGGTTTAATATACTCATCTACTAATGCCCCTGCTATCTCTATTATGGATAGAATGAAGCCTTTTGCGTACATGTATATTATTATTGTGCATAAGCTTAAAAAGCTTATTGCGCAAGATAAGGGACCGATATTTCCTCTTGATACATCTATGATTGATCCTAAGATAGGACTTGAGAAAACTCTATTCTATTTAACAGAGATGAACATAGATTTTTACTCGTCCCTGCAGAATGCACAAGAGCCTGGAGCAGCGCAAAGAGCTGGTAAAGTTACTGGTAGAATAGATATGTCTACCACTAATAATATTATGAACTATATTCAGCTGCTAGCTGCCATAGATCAACAAATCTCTGATATTGCGGGTATACCTAAAGAGCGTGAAGGACAGATTCTGCCTAATCAGGCTGTTACAAATGCTCAAAACTCTATTGCTTTATCTTCTATGATTACCGAGGTTTATCTTCAGCCTCATGATAGATTATGGGAATCTATACTAGATTCTTTCTTAAAAGTTGCAGTAGATAATCTTAAGAATAGAAAATCTAATTTTCAAATAGTTCTTGATGACGCATCTGTACAAACTCTCCAGATTAATGAAGAAGATTTATTAATGTCTGACTTTGGTATATTTGTAACATCCTCTGCTAAAGACGCTAGAACATTTGAAGAATTAAGAGGTCTTTCACAAGCACTACTCCAGAATGATAAAGCTAAATTATCTGATATTATTAAGATGATGAAAGCTACTTCTATGTCCGAGCTTCAAGAGCAAATTAAGAACTCTGAAAAATTAGCTGATGAAATGCAGCAGCAATTACAACAGCAGCAGTTTGAATCCCAAGCTGAACTTCAGCGTCAAGCACAAGAGTTTGAACTAATTAAGCTTGATAAAACTCTCGAGAATAAGGTGTTAGTTGCACAGATTGATTCTTTCAAATTTAAAGAGGATCAAGATATAGATAAAGACGGATTCCCTGACCAATTAGAAGTGGAGAGATTTAGAGAAGAAATAAGGTTGAAAGACCGCGAATTAGATATAAAAGAAAAAGATATTAAAAATAGAGCTATAAAAACTAAAAAATAATTGACTTTTTTCTTTTAAAATTTTAAACTTAATTAATAAATTTGTATGAATTTAGATGATTTCATGATACCGGATGATTTTGATAATATTGATGATCCACAATTAAATGATGATAATATTGAAGATCCTAGTGGTGATCCTACTGGTGATACAATAGATGGTCAAGGTGGTGAACAAGAACCAAAAGATGACGGAATAGTAATTGACGATGATGCCGTAAAATACTTTAATTTCTTAAAAGATAATGACGTATTAGTTACGGATGAAGATTTTGAATTTACAGGATCGGCTGAAGATATCCAGACAGCTCTTCATCAAACTAGAAATAATCTGGAAACCAAAGTGAAACAACAATTCTGGGAAGCACTTCCAGAAAACCTAAAACCCTTATTAGAATATACATTAGCTGGTGGAAAAGATATAGATCAGTTTTTAAGTTATTCTAGACCTTTAGATTTTGATAATATTGACTTAGAAGATCCTATTTCTCAAAAGCTTATAGTTAAAGAGCAATGGAAACTTACTTCTAATTTCAGTGATGAAAAAATTGAAAAGCTTATTAATAGACTAGAAGAATCAAATTCTTTACGTGAAGCTGCACAAGAAGCTTTATTAGAAATAGAAGAAGATAGAAAGAATAAACAATCTAGGCTATTGCAAGAAGCTAAGACTGCTGAGGTAGAACAGGCTAGAGCATTAGAGGAGCAAAGAAAAAATATAGAACAAGAGTTAGCTAGCATACAAGAACCTAAAAGACAGGACAGAGTAAAGAACTTTGTATTATCGCCTGTCAGAACAGAACAAGGCTACACATCTGAGTTTAACTTAGCTTTATCTAATATATTATCAAACCCTAAACACTTAGTACAATTAGCTGATATACTAGCTGATTATAACTCTAATAATGGTTTTAATTTTGAACGACTAAAAAAACAATTCAAAAGTGAGGCTGCAAAATCATTCCGAGAATTGCTAGACTCTAAATTAACAGTTCCTAAATCAGGGTCTCCTACTCCATCTAAGAGTAATGAAGATTTTGATTGGGATAAATGGATGCAACAATAATATATGGCTTATCCTCAAAGTAGTTTTATTATCAAACGTTATGACGGTTTTGGCGGAAACTTTACTGATTCTCAGTACCTAGGCGCTACTTACGATATTCGTCCACACGTTTTCGAAAATCAGATCACACAGATCTTCTCCTCAAAGACAAATCTTTACACTGGCAAACTCCTTGCCAACCTTACTATGGGTAAAGCAGGTCGTACAATTGAAATTGACGATGAAATTTACCGCTGGTATCTCCAGGGTGCAGAAGAAAAAACTGCACGCGTAGTAGAAAACCTTGAGTCTTCTAACACAACACCTGGTATCAACAAAACTTTGATCCGCGTTAAATTGGATCTTGACTATTTCTCTGCTCCTGATGTATTGATGGGCGAAGATAACGAATATCCTCTTGCAGTAGTAGATAAGTTCTCTGACGGAACTGGTACTATCTACACTCTTCAACTTCAGACTGATAACCCTGCACTTTTTGTACCAGCTTCTATGTTTGAAGTAGGTAAAGAATTCTCTAAAGTGTGGACTTCAGTTGCTTCCGAGATGAACTCTGAGTTTGGTACTCAGCAGTATCCATCTTCTTACAAGCTTGAGTCACAGGTAGGTGCTTTCGCACAGAAGTACACTGTAACTGACAAAGCTTGGCGCCAAGAAGGTCGCATTGGTGTAACATTTATGTACACTGACCAGAATGGTAAAACAGTAACAGCTCGTCGTTTCCTTCCAATGGCTGAAGCTAAAATGTGGAATGAACTCTACACTTCTATTGAAGCTCAATTGGTGTACGGTAAAAAACACACTTCTTCTGCTGCTAACGGATACTGGAAGAAAACTGGTCCAGGTCTTCGTGAATACTTAAAAGATTCATGGTTGCAATACTACAATGGCCCTCTTTCTATTTCCCAATTGAAAGATTTCTTGTTGGATATTCAGGTTACACGCGTGTCTGAAACAGAGCGCATCAACACTGCAATAACTGGTACATTGGGAGCACAGTTGTTCCACGATGCACTTGTCTCTGTATCTAACGGTTACTTGACAGTAGATTCTAACTTCATTAACAAGATCTCTTCCGATACATCAACTCCACACTTAGCATTTGGTGCACAGTTCACACGTTACAATGGACCACACGGTTTACAGGTAAATATGATGTTGAACTCTATGAATGACTCTCGTAAGTATTCTAAGATCATGCACCCACTATATCCTAACTTGCCAGTTGATTCTGCTCGTATGACATTCTTGAACTTAGGTTCTACAGAAGGACAGCCAAACATGGCAATTTTGAAAGTTAAAGACTCTTACCGTTGGGGATTCCGCGCAGGAACTCACACTCCAACAGGTCCAGTAAAAGGCGGACAAGTATCTGCTCTAACTGCTGGTTATGACGTGTTCTGTGAAGGTACTGCTGGTCTTATGATCCGCGATGCTTCTTCTATGGGCGAATTTATCTATGATGTAAATTATTAATAATTTTATATGCGAAAACGTTTAGTATTTGTTTATTCCATACCACGAGAGAGCGCTTTTGGTTTACATGATTGGACATCAGATTCTTCAGGGTTGAAGTTGAAGAAGATTAAAGTTGGTCAAGCTAAAGATACTTTCATGGCATTGTATAGTCCCAAATTAGGTGGACTAGCTAATTATATATCCTATACTCCGTGGGTTGAAGACGGAGTTCAAAAGAAAGATGAAAAAGGTAATTCTCTAACCTTACAAGATAAGATGGAAACTAAGTGGATGAAGCCAAAAGGTTATTTCACTAATAGACCTTGGATGAAAGGTGATTCTATCAAAGATGAAGATCTAACATTTTTTCAAAAGTTCTCTTGGAGATTAAATGATGGTTGTACAGTATTTGATTTAGATACTATGGAAGGCGAGCTTGGGTACTATGTATTACTTGCTTCCTCTAGAGTAGCTAATTCTGAGAAAGAGTGGCGTAATAACCTTTGGCCAAAAGCTACTCACTACATAGCATTGGAAAATGAAGCTGAAGAACTCAAAAGCCGCCGTAACTCACTTAAGTTATCTGCATTTAAAAAGCTTGCTGATTCTGAGCTTACAGATCCTATCAAGCGCAAGATTACTTCACTGCTTGACCTTGCTACTACAAAATCTACTTTAAGCTCTGAACAAGTGTCAAATACACTATACGAGTTTATAAATAACTCGTCATTTACTGCTAACTCTAACATTGATAGGTTCTTAAATGTTGCTAATCTTCTTGATACCGCTGATGGTCGTCAAGAATTCGAAGCACGATATATTCTTAAACAGGCGCTAGATAATAACGTTGTTACTGAGAAAAGAGGAACTTATACTTTCTTCTCACCTAAAGGTGTGATAGAGATTGGTAATAGGTATCAAGAAGCTGTTGATTTTATTTTAGATCCTAAAAAATCCGTAGAGGTTGAGGATATGCTTGAAATGATTAAAGCTAAAAACTAATGACAATTAGTGAACTTCATTACGCTTTTAAGATGTCGATGGATAGGATTGATTCCAATTCACAGACTGACTTTAATAGGGGTGAGATTGATTACTTATTAAATGAAGCTCAATTAATATTCCTTAAAACGAGGTCTTCGACATCTAATATAAAACAAAGAGGGTTTGAAGCTACCCAGAAAAGAACTGATGATCTATCAACATTAGTTATAAAATATCCTGAACAACAGCCTCTTATTCCAACGAATAATGAAGTTGATCTTTCTCTACTGAAGTACGAATACTATTCGTTAATTCGCATATACGCAGAAGTTCAGGAGTCAGACTGTGTAAAGAGCATTCCGCTAAAATTTGTACAGCATGACGATCTAAATGATGTTTTAAAAGATCCGTTCAATTCTGCATCTCAGGATGCTATACCATACAACTTTGGTAAATCATCTGCTTCTAATTCTACTTCTATATATATGTATCCTAAATCTGGTACTATAAATAAAGTATATATAGAATACTTAAAACTACCAAATAAAGTATCATATGGAGGGTACGCATACATTGATGGGATTATTTATCCTCCTACGACGCTTGAGTTTCCTGAACATACTCATTTAGAGATTGTTGACATAGCTGCTAATGTAGCTGCACTTAACATTGAAAATCCTGAGTATATCAGACTCAAAAAAGAAAAACTATTTAATAACGAATGATTAATTCAAACAAACGTCCGCTTGAATCTTTTGTAACTGCACTTGCTGGCCAAACATCTATTCCTACTGAAGGAACACTTGTTAATGCACAAGGTAACATTGGTTTGAACAATGGCCAGCTTGGTATTATTTCTGCAAGCTTGGAAGGTTCTCTTGCTCTTAACAGCTTTGTAGCTGGTGTTACACCAACTATGGCTGAAAGCCCAGTAGTAGCTTTTGTACAAGGTACTGCTAACTCTGCTAACGTCCAAACTGCTACTGTTAAATACCCACTTCCTGGAGCTTTGACATACCGTACAACTGGATCTGTTGACTTCCGTCAGCCAGTTTCTGTTACTAAGCAGGCATATCGCGCACCGTCTCATGCAGTTACTGTGATCGGTAATACATCAGGTCAAGCTAATGCTATCA